CTTATACTACCACCAGTAATACTAACGCTACTTTTATTTTGTGTTGCTAAATTACCCAAACCCAGATTACTTCTAGCACCACTAGCGGTACTTGAGCCTGTACCGCCATCAGCAATAGCCAAGTCTGTAATATTAGTTATTACAACACCAGTAATGCTGCCACCAGTTATGGAAACACCACTAGCATTTTGAATTGCTATGGTTCCCAAACCTAAATTACTTCTAGCACCACTAGCTGTGCTCGCTCCTGTTCCACCATCTGCTATGGCTAAATCTGTTATGCCAGTAATAGTGCCACTAGTAATAATTAAATTAACACCACTAATACTACCACCACTAATATTAACATTATTACTATTTTGATTACACATTGAACCACTAGCGCAAGCATTGTTAGTAATTGTAAAAACACCACTAGCAGAAGATACAGATATACCTGTTCCTGCAATTACATTTTTAACAGGAAGGATGCCGCTAACAGCACTAGAAAAATTAGGAATATTATTTATATTAATTAGTGTGGTAATTAATGTTGTTAAATTTGTAACGCTTACTTGTGTGGTTGCTCCACCAACATTTGTGATAATAGTACTTCCAGCAGCAACGCTTCCGCCGCCATCAGGTAAACTAGTAGTAGTAGTAGTACAAGACATAATTAATCTCTTTCTATTCTATCTTCTAGTGCTTCTAGAGTTTTACCCAGAGTAGCAATTTGCACCTTTAATTCTGTCATAACCTCGGTGTTGCGTTGAAGTGCTGACGCAAAAGCTGCTTGGGTTTCTTTGTTACTAGCTAATCTTTCCATAATAAATTGACGATCCTGATTATAAGGACTCTCATTTTTAATCATTTCCAAAACCTCTGGTCTTGTGACCATTTTTTTACCAATCGTAACCCAAAAACCAACCATTGTAATTATAATCCCAATACTTGTTGTGGCAATATTTTCCCAAAAATGAATAATAGTATCACTCATATTATTAATGATCTCCTAAATAAAAGAGCCATACATACCAAGGTACGATGGCTCAATTATTAAACTATTTTATATATGAATTATAATATAACTTGAATCAGCCACCATTCTTTGCTGGATAGTTACCATAGATTACTCCAGAACCAAGACGGTAAACGAATTCTCCTGGAATAGATCTGCTTGGATTAGCTGCTTCATCAGTAGAACCAGAATTTGTGCTTACGCCACTGTTATAAGCAAGTCCATCTGTTTGACCAGATGGCGCTACTGAGAATGTGCCAGTCAACGAATTAAAATCAGCATATCTGTAAGAACGATATGTGCCAGAACGGAATTGATTGATAGCTTGTATTTGGCCTGGGGGAACACTACCGCTTTGCATAACACTATTATTTGTGTTACCAAGTCTGGTTGTTACTTTAACAATAACACCGCTACTATTGTAGGCAAATGTGCCAGCGCTCAAAGCCTTGTCTGTTGTCGCGCCGTCTGTTGGATATGTGCCAATTCCTAGACCACTAACCGAGAAATTGACTGGCTGAAATTTTGTAAAAAGTGAATTGCTGATTGTGGCGCCTGTTGCAATTACGCCACGATTATTTCGTGTGCTTGTGCTGGTTACTGCTGAGGAACCGTCAGCTTGTTTTGTATAGTTTACTGGATTATTAGAAGAAGTGGCCATTTTTTAATTGCTCCATAATTTAAGTAATGGGTTATTTGATTAGTTATTCATACACCATTATTCTTTAGGATGACTCAAATTAAATTTGACAAAGTTGGCTAGACTGTGTATAGAAGTGGTACGCAAGCCAAATAGGCCAGATTTCTTTATAGTATCAAAATGTTTATCTAACCAGATATTACCAGTACAAATAATATTTAAATCTTTAGAATTTTGATGCAGAAAGACCGAGGCGAGAATATTATCCGCTAAATTATCTAGAAAATATCCACTAGATGGTAAAACACATCTCATGTTATGATTTTCAAATATTTCACATAGTTTTTTTAAGCACGAGTGGTCAAACATCCTATATTCTAGGATATATCTAATTTTAACATTATTTTCAATAGATAAATCTATACAATTTTTAACATCTTCTCTGATTTTATCATATTTTCTATTCGTAGCTAAATTTTGTGGCATAACTATATCAATAGTATTTGCGCCCATTTTTATAGCCTGATCTATAGCAAAAACTCTGGTTTTTAGATCAGAAATACCAAGTGGATAATCTATTAAACAAGATAGATCTACATTCTTATAATCTAACAGGAGAGCTTTGGCTGAACGGATTAAATAATATGGCAGAGTAATACTATTAACACAATTGAGAGATAAGATTTGTTTTATATCTTCTTTAACTGTTGCTTCATTAGTATCCGTATTAATAAAAGCAAAATCTATATACATATTATTTGATCTTCTTGGTGATTGTTTTTAGATAATCAATGTTGGGATATTTTTTTGTACCAAGAATACCATCAGCAAAGCCATAATCAACCGCTTCTTGAGCAGTTAAGATCCAATCACATTTATTGGCCAATTGTGATACAATATGCTTTTTAGCCATCATTCTTTTCCAATTTTTATCTTTTGCAAGACTACTACTCATACACCTTTCAGTAAATATATCAACCATCTTTTCGCACTCTTGCTCATTCCATTTGATACTACTAACAGCCGCTTTACTATGTTCACCATCCAGTGTGAATGACCCGTAATGTATTAAAACATTTGTATTTGGCATTAATATTCTTAGATCAGCAGATTGTAATAAAACACCACTAGATGATTCTGCTTTGGCATAAGCTAATATAATAACTTTAGCTTTAGATGCTTTAACAGCATCATACATACCTAAACAATCTTCCCAACTACCACCAGGTAAGTGCATATGTACAAGAATAGGATCTAAAGACAATAAATTTAAATATCTTAAATTTTTTTCGAATACTACAGCAGATTTATAATCGACACCAGATTCTTCCTCCGCATCTGACAAATGGGAATGTAAATATATTTCTCTATTTTCTATATCTACATTATAGTTATGAATATCATTTAGTGTATTAGGATTGGCCATATTGTGTATCTAAAAAGGTGTAAAGTTGATCATTAATATCGGTCATAATATCAGCATCATTAAAACATTTACCAATAGCAATTCTAAACCGGTATCTGCTAAAAATATCTAAAATTTCTATTCCATTAGATTTTTCCAGTATTTCAATTATTGTTGAAGTGATATCAAAATTAGTGTGTCCTATCCAAAAATTAAATAATTTGCTTGGTGCGGTATATTCGTTGTATGGGATTAGGCCCATCGGAGATTGAATAACTTTAATAGCTTTATTAATTAACTTTGGCGAATCATTATGTATTTCAGCATCATAATCTTCATCTTCAATATTTTCATTTTCATAATCTGTCCATTTAGTTTCATCGCCATCTAAACCAAATGGGTCGATCCATTTTTCCCAAATTATTAATGGTTTAAAATTATTCATTTAGAATTAAGAATTGCAGAAAATGCTAGTGGTGAAATATAAGGTTGCTCAATTTCATCTGATACACTCTTATGATACTCAGTTTCTGCTAAATTCCAATATAAAATTATATTTTGCTTAAATTCTTTATATTCATTAGAATGATTAGATTCTTTAATTAACACATCTAATATACTATTTTGAAATTGTCCATAATTAATGTTGTTAATCATAGTTCCAAATCTTAAACTAGCCAACTCACTTGTATCATTAATAATAATTTTCACAAATGGGTTACCATCTTTATCTAAGATAAATGATAAAATATTATCTGTTTCTATACTTTGTGATTTTTCTTGGATTTCTTGTTTTTTTACTTTTGTAAAAAATTGCAATATTGATTTAATCATTATTTTAATTTTTGTATAACTTCTAATAATAGATCGTGATATTTTGTATTATTTCCAATATTAAATGGTATCCAAAAACAATTATTCATTTTTTGAGTATGACTAATAATGAATCCATAAACAGAATTAATATTATTTAATGTAGAATCTATGATATCAGAATGTAGTTTAATAAATTGTGGAAAAAACTCTACCTCATCTGCTTGTGGAAGATATTCTTTTAATAAATTATCAAAAGCTTGTTGAGAATTAGACAACACTGAATTATCTACAGCTATGTTGGGAAACACTAAATTTTCTTTTTCATTAGATAATATATAAACACTATTATTTTTAGTGTTCATACTAATTATGACACAATAAAGATTTATATTATACATTATTACTCCTAATAATATCTAAAGCCTTATTAAGTCCCTGTCTTACGGCCTCTCTAGTTATTCCATACTTTTTACCAATTTTATCAAAAGTATAATCTTCAAAATAATATAATTTAATATAGTCCTTTTGTTTATCTGTTAAGCAATCAGACTGTAGCATAGCATTGATAAGATTTTTAAGAGATTGATTTTCTTCATTATTAATGGCTATTTGTTCAGGACTCAATCCCTTATTATCTTCAGTATAGTGGTGCGCAGATAGTGAGTCATCTGATTCAGATATATAGTCTAATGAATATACATTATTATATTTTTTAGACTTTTTAGATCTTTTGGACACATGTGTTTGAATAGCCCATAGAGCACATTGATTTCTATATGAATATCTGGTTTTCTTTGTTCCCTTATCATTTTGATAATTTTCATCCCATCTCCAATCAGCCATCATAATAGCATTAGCAACCGAGGCTATGGCATCTTCATCTTTTAACATTTTAGAAGATAATCCATTATAAATTTGATTAGCGAACTTTGATATAGCTTTTTTGGCTAGTAAAACATAAGTTTGTAAACTATCGAATTTAATATCATTATGATCTTTATAAGATATTTTTTGATTACCGATACCGTTTAATTGTAATAACATTTAATTATTATCCTTTAATAAGAATTCCTTTGGTATATTCTTGTTAACCACATCATTAACAAGATGTCTAATATCATCCCTTAATCTATCTCTTTGAGATTCTGTATATCCAAAACTAATATCGTCAGAACCATCCAAGGTGAAATCAGCATAATATTTAGATATAATTTTATCAAGATCGGATTGACAAATATCTAATAAATATGGTTTTGGCTGTAAAAAATTAATTAATTTTTGTATAGAAACAATAATATCATCATTTCTATCGTAGCTATGCTTATAAATAAGTCTTTGTTCTAGCCAGGATAAAAATTTTATGTATTGTCTGTTTTCTTTGTTAATTTGTTCCATTGTTCTGGCGAAGGACGATCTTTTTCACCGATCTTTGCAGGTCTATATTTTTTGCCTTCGCGTTCCCTTTTCTTTCTTATGTTATCCCATAATCCTGCCCAAACACCCGAAAAATCATCTAAATAAGGAGCATTATCATCTTCTGTATCTTTATTTTGTGGATCCTGAACATCTGGAGCAGGATCTTTACGATAATAAAATCTGGAAGTTGGCAAGTCCTTAACTGTTAACTTATGTCGTTTTTTTTTTAATATCTACTGGTTCTACTTTGGATTCACTATCCTCTATATCGGTTTCTGGCTCACTAAACATTACAAAATCATGAATGGTTCTCATGTTTTCTTCTGTTACAGCGATTTTACCCTGTAGCCACGATTCTGTCAAATTTTCTGATATAGTATTTTTTTTATTATTATCTTCTAATGCTGATAGTATATTGTTCGCGTGTGCAGCGATTGCTTTAATTGATGCCATTGACATTTCAAAATATTCATCCTTATATTCATCCATCTCTGTTTCTGAATCCATATCATCTTCTTGAGCTTGACGCATAACCACTAATTGATTTGGAGTTTTAACTAATTTTTCACCTTTATTCCATGTTGGGCCAGAATTACTAGTAGTATATCCAACTACTTGTCCCATAAAATCTGGAAGTTCGCTCACATCATCCACATAGCCTTCGCTGCCATAATGTTTGCAGAACTGATTGATATTTTTTACCATATCACCCGGTTTCAAATTAGCTAAATTTACTCGATCTAATTCAAAATAATTAGTTTCACTTGGGGTCATAAGATCGTCATCGAGATTACCAATATAAGATTTACTTTTTAGATTTTGAGCAGCAAAGCTCTCATTAACAGAATTTAAAATATCATTTATACGATCCATTGTTATACCTCATCAGTTAAAGGACCACCAGTAATCCACGCATCACACGTTCTATCTCCAGCACACTTAAAATCAAATAATTCACAATAACCAAGATTGGCTAAATTTACAATTTTAGCCGCTTCATTCATATTTTCTTCGCAAATACCTTTTTCGATACATTTCATCATTTTATGTTTTACAATAAAAGCAGCACAATTAGAACATCTCATTGTTTTTGCTTCTTCAATTGATGTTTTAAATAAAGAAGCTTTTTGTTGCCAAAATTCTAGATTATCTAATTTTGGATTAGCTGGACCATAATTAGCTTTGTCTACACATATTTGACGATTAGCTAAATTTATA